TACGTACATTTCAGTATTCAAACGGACAGAAACACTTTACGCAAATCGGGAAGCTCCCGAGTGTTCCTGAGGTTTCAGATACTATGTTTAAAGTCGAGGAGGATTGACAGATGATTAGAAGAATGATTTTAAAATGGTTGTTCCCCACATGCGATATAGACCCTGACATAGACCGAGAGAATATATGGAATGTGTTAGGTAAATTAGTTAAGAAAACGGACTTATACGGAGACTGAAAAAATGAACATAATATTCCCACTGTTAATTACAACGGCATTCTTAGTAACAGCCAAGCTGCTTGGTATCCTACCTCTTTGCTGGTATGCAGTTCTAACCCCTATTTGGCTTCCCATCACTATCATGATTGTATTAGCTTGGATGCTTGGGGGTGGATATGACTGATACAGAACATGATTGGGGTGCGCTGCTTAACCCAAAGAGGCGTACAATTAAACAGCTTAGAGATGACCATATACAGCAAGAAGAAAATCTCTGGTTCAAGGGAGCTTTGACCTTAGAAGAGATTGAAGAAGAAGTTTACTTTTTAATTAGAGGATATGAACATTATGGCCAAGAAAAAGAAGAAGACTAGATCAGGTTTCGAGGATACTATTAAAGGCCTCTTAGAAAGTCTGGTCGGTGTAGTATTCTGGTATGAACCCTTAAGAATCAAATACCAAACAGAGGCAAAATACACACCCGATTTTGTGATATACAAAGGAAAGCTTAAAAAACCAAAAAAACCTTTGACAGCATCTGAATTAAAGGATACAATACTTATTGAGACTAAGGGCTACTTCAAACCGGAAGATCGTCGAAAGATGAAATACGTTAAACGTAGTAACCCTGATTTAGACATAAGAATGGTCTTCCAACGGGATAATTATTTAACTAAAAGTAAAAAGAAAAAGTATAGCGATTGGGCAGAACAACATGGCTTTATTTATGCAGTGGGGACAATCCCGAAAGATTGGTACTCTTGAAGAAAAAATTGAAGAACTACAGAAAGAACACCAAAGTTTACTAGAGGAGCACCAGAAGGTGTTTGATTTAATCGAGAGAGACCTTCGTAGTCTTGATCGCAGACTAAAAGAACTGGAGGAGTAACACAGAATGAAATATTACGTGATATACAACAGCGACACAGAGGAGTACTATGGAGGCCCTGAAGGGTTCCTATCGGACCTCGATTTATTTTTCACACCAGAGATTCAACACGCAGTTTGGTATAAAGATACTACTAAAGCATTATCAGCTTTAAGTACAATTGATTTGAACCCTAATATCGTTGAAGTTATGGAAATTGGTATAGACTTTACAGGAGTGATAGAAAAGAATGAAACAAAACAGAGAGCTTAAAATGAAAAATTTAGAAACTTTAGGTCTAGACCCACAAGAAATTGAACTGCTTATGAGTCCCCTAAAGAGTTACCAAAGTGACTCGACGCATCTTGCAGGACATAAGGCGTACGATAAAATGGTCAAACTTAAGAGGCAAGAAAACTTAGAGTACCAGAGTGCTCAGACTAAGCCAGAGTTCTCAACACCCGCTATGATCACTCACAACTCTAGAAAAATGGAAGGTAAATAATGTTTATATCAAATAAAAAATTGAAAGCAATGACTAAACTACTACTTCAATCAGCTGAAGTAATTCAACAGCAGGAGCTGCGGTTACGACACATTGAAAAGTTTTTAGAAAACAACAGTAAGATTAAAGGATTTGAAAGACGGGGTTCTGCGAATGACGAATAGAACTTTCCTTATCACAGGTGCAGCAGGGTTTGTCGGACACCATGTTGTTGAACACCTGCTCAAGAACACCAATGATAAAATCATAGGAGTCGACAGCCTTACGTATGCTGGCACTTGGGATCGTCTTAGGCATGTTGAGATTTACCGAGGAGATTACGACAGGGAGTACATTAGTGCTTTTGAACATCCTAACTTCACATCGCTAGGGTGGGACTTCACAAAACCTGCGGGTGACAATCTTGTCAAAGAACTACAAGATGTAACTCACATTCTTCACCTTGGTGCTGAGAGTCACGTAGATCATTCTATAGAGGACCCTCAAAGGTTTGTTGATGCGAATATAACAGGTACAGTTAATGTGATGCAACTTGCAAGACAGCTCCCCAATCTACGTGTTATGAATCTGTTCAGCACTGATGAAGTATTTGGTCCTGCTCCTTTGTACACGAAAGATGATGATACATCGCTGGCATTTGAAGACTCGGGGTATGAAGGGTTCGTAGAGACTGACAGACACAACCCTAAGAACCCTTACGCAGCTACTAAGTCTGCTGCTGAGATGATGGCTATTGCTTTTGCGAACACCTATAAACTTCCTATCTTCGTTACGAACGGTATGAACATTATCGGTGAGAGACAACACCCTGAGAAATTCCTAGGTATCTGTATCAACAAAACTCTTCAGGGAGGTAAGATCAGCATTCATGGTACGTCTGACAAGACACAGGCTGGTAAGAGAACTTACATCCATGCGCGTAACGTAGCTGACGCTTTGATGTTCCTCGTAGACAACGAACCTTTTAAACAAGCTGTTGCTGAAGGTGAAGTCGAGTCTTACAATATTGTAGGCGAACAAGAGATGGACAACCTGTCATTTGCTAAGTTGATTTCTGAATCTACCTCAATTGAAGCAAGTGCACTGAAGCAGCCTATAACAACAGGCGTTGAGTTTGAAATAGTCGACTTCCATTCTAGCAGACCGGGTCACGACCTCAGGTACGCTCTCGATGGACAGAAGATGAAAGACCTTGGGTGGGTTCCACCTAAAACCTTACAACAATCCCTTAGAAAAACAGTAAAATGGTATTTAGAAAACCCTCAGTGGTTGGAGATGAAATGAGTATGAACGATAAAGAAATTTTTGAAAAACTAGAAGAAGAAATTACAAACGGCAACCTAATCACCGATGGGTTCCTGATAGCTACCCCCGATGGTCAACCACTACTCGTGTTTTTACAAGAGGATGATTCAAAGATGGTAGGACTAGGAACTCCTCGGGGAGTCATGGTGTACAAGAAAGCAGAGAAGTTGCAAGAGTTCTGTAAAACCCACACTGTTAAAAATATTAAAAGAGAAATGGACTTCATGTTAAATATGGGAGTGGCTGCAGGAAAAACGCAGATCATCGCATCGTAACTTGTCAAAGAAACTAGCCCACTTAAAAAATGTTGAGATAAAAAAATACCTAGCTAGGAGAGGTGCGTTCACTCAAAAACCTATCTCTTCTAAACTAAAGTTTCTAGAGCCTGAAATATCTCTTGGTCGAGCTATTTTAGACAGAGCCCTGCTAGATGCAACTGAAGATCCTGAAGCTAAAGAGTGGTTTGATGAAGAGAACGAAGATTTTATTTTAATTTGTTTTATTGCGTACCTTGAACCAGAGGAAGCTATTAGAATTGCTCACACAATCATTGAACAGATGGAATCTGACGCACATATTGGAGACATTTTAGAGAAATTATCGCTTGCAGAAGAACAGCAAGTTTAGTATAATTATAAATCTGGGTCTAACACAACCTACCTAATTTTTATCGGCTTACCTCGATGGCTTTTCACACGTTGTCGAGGTTGCTTTTTGTACTCTAAAGGGTTAATATTTTGGAAAAATTATACACAAGTAAAACACAACTAGGCGGTGAGCCGAGAGAGATAACTTACAACACAACAGACGGAGAAAGAATTACAGAAGCTGGGACAGCAATGATGCGAGATCGCTACACCTTTGGAGATGAGCAGGTCCCTCTAGACTGTCTATTGAGAGCTGCTTGCGCTTATTCAGATAGCTCCGCACACGCACAAAGACTTTACAACTACTGGCAAAACTGTTGGGCTTTCCCAGCTACACCAGTGTTGTCCAACGGAGGCACACCAAGAGGCCTTCCTATCAGTTGCTTCATCAATGCGGTAGGCGACTCTATTAATGAACTAGGAGATCACTATGCTGAAAATCTTAAAATGTCCACTGCAGGTGGCGGTATTGGTTCTGACTGGAGTGCTGTGCGCTCAGTGGGGACTAGTACATCACGCGGAAATAGAACAACAGGTGTCATACCTTTTATCAAGACTGTAGACAGCCTGACTCTCTCAGCGTTCCAAGGAGCGACACGGAGAGGAGCTACGGCAGTTTACCTGTCTGTAGCACACCCTGAGATTGAAGAGTTTTTAGACGTAAGGAAACCCACTGGTGACGTGAATAGGCGCTGCATGAATATCCACAACGCTGTGTCAATACCTGACGCTTTTATGGAAGCTGTAGAAGCTGGTGCAGAGTGGGACCTAATAGACCCACACACTAAGCTAACAGTGAAGACTGTTGATGCTAGAGACATCTGGATGCGTATACTGAAACTACGTGTCGAGACAGGTGAACCTTATTTGTTTTTTGAAGACACAGCAAACAACGCTCTTCCCGATCACCTTAAAGCTTTAGGTAAAAGAATTAACAGTTCTAACCTTTGCACAGAGATCATGCTTCCTACTAGCCCTGAAGAAACAGCAGTCTGTTGCTTATCGAGTTTAAACCTTGAGTACTTCGAAGAGTGGAAAGAGACTTCTATTATCGAGGATATGCTTAGAATGCTCGACAATGCTCTAGAGTGTTTTGCAAAGATTGCACCGCCTGAGATGCACCGTTCAATCAAAACAGCTACTGAGGAGCGCTCTGTAGGTCTAGGAGCTATGGGTTTTCACGACTTGCTGATGTCAAAGAATGTTCCTTTTGAATCTGCTATGGCGTCTGCGTGGAATGTTAATATTTTCAAACACATCAAACAAGAATGTGAGCGAGTCAATCTCGTTCTAGGTGACGAAAAAGGCGAGGCTCCTTTAGCAAAGGGAACAGGTAAGCGATTTAGTCACACTAATGCTATCGCCCCTAATGCTTCTATCTCTATTCTTTGTGGCGAGACTTCACCGAGTATTGAACCACGTATTGCTAATGCAGCTACTCGTAAGACGCAGTCAGGCGTTTTCCTAATAAAGAATAAACACCTTGACAAAGTTTTACGTCAACACTATACTGAAGCTGAAATAGAGGACATTTGGTCAAACATTATTACAAACGGAGGCAGCGTCCAACATTTAGAAGGGCTTCCTGATGAAGTGAAAGAAGTCTTTAAGACTGCTTCTGAGATTGATCAGCAATTTATTATCGTACATGCTGGAGTTAGACAGAAATACATTGACCAAGGCCAAAGTGTAAACCTATTTGTTCAACCGGGTATCAGTACAAATTATCTCCATGGTCTACATAAACTGGCTTGGGAGAAAGGTCTTAAGTCTTTATACTATTGCTACAGCGAGTCAGTAGGAAGTACTGATAAGATAAACGAAGAAATTAGCGACTGTATAGCCTGTGAAGGTTGATTTATGCGCTAGACCGTATAAAATGGAATTATGCGCTAGACCGTATAAAATAGTAAATAAGAGAGGTAAATTAACACCATGAGCAAACTATTAGAAGGTAGAGATTTCTACAAACCGTTCCAATATCCTTGGGCGTATGATTTGTATAAGAAGTCAGAACAGATGCATTGGCTCCCCGAAGAGGTGGACTTCAGAGAAGACATTGACGATTGGAACACTAAGATTTCTGCTGAGGAGAAGTCATTGCTTACAAATTTATTCAGGTTCTTTACCCAAGGCGACATTGATGTAGCTGCTGGGTATCGTGAGGTGTATATGCCATACCTTGGGAAACACCCAGAGGTTGGTATGATGATGATGAGTTTCGCTGCTCGTGAAGCTGTGCACATTGACGCTTATTCGCAGCTTATAGAAACCGTAGGGATGCCTGAGAGTACTTATGAAGACTTCGCTAAGATCTCTGAGATGGCGGACAAGCACGACTATGTTACTGCCATGCATTTTGAGAACACCTATGATCGCCTTCTGGGTCTCGCAGTTTACTCAGCGTTTACTGAAGGAATGATGTTGTTCAGCTCCTTTGCTATTCTTATGAACTTTGAAAGACATAACAAAATGAAAGGCATGGCTAACATTGTGCGTTGGTCGATTAAAGATGAGACTCTGCATGTTGACGGTATGACTCGATTGTTTAAAGAACTACACAATGAGTACAACGGTGAATGGCAGAGTGCGTATATTCAAGATAGGCCACACGGTTCCCCTAACAGACTTAAACAGGACATAGAGAGAATTGCAATCGATATGGTTAATCTTGAAGATGCTTTTATTGATCTGTGTTTTGAGCACGGAGATATTGAAGGACTTACTGCAGACGATATTAAGCAGTACATCAGGTACATTTGTAACAGACGGTGGAATCAACTGGGATACTCAGGGGAAGTCTTTGAAGGCGCTACAAACCCTCTCAAATGGCTCGACTGGGTCATAAACGGCAAAGAACACGCAAACTTCTTTGAGAGTAGACCAACAGAGTACAGTAAAGGTACAGTAGTAGATACAGAGGAAATGCAATGGTAGGTAAATATGAAGATTGGTATGCGAAACCGGGACCCGGAGAGTTTGTTGAAGTGGATTCTTCTTACTGTTTCAAGGAAGGCTATGCGCACGTGATTGGTGAGTCTCCACAAGAAGACAAAGTAAATCACCCCTCACATTATACATCTCATCCTAGCGGGATTGAGTGTATCACTATCACGGAACACACGGGGTTTAACCTAGGCAACGATTTGAAGTACATCTGGAGGGCTGATCTTAAACACGATTGTGCTCTTGAGGATCTTAAGAAAGCTGAGTTTTATATTAAGAGAGAGAT